TACCATATTGTTTTTCAATAGCAAATGCTTTGTTTCTGTAACCATTGCCTAAAGCTATTCTTTTATTAAATTGAGCTTCTTGAAAATCTGTTTCATATCCAGCTAATTCTATTTGTTTTTCAGATAAGTCTTGGGCAAGTGTTTTTGCAGTACTATATAAACCACCTATTCCTTGAAAGGCTCCTGATTTAAAAAAAGCATTAGTAGCCATTGCCAATTTGCCAATAATGCCAATTTGGTCTTCACCATAAGCAAGGTCTTTTTTAGCTAATGCATCCTTTGCTTTCTCGTATTCTAAATCAGCTTTTGCTCTAAAATACTGTGCTTTTACATAACCTTCTGTTTTAGCAAGATATAATTGTTCTGCTTCATAAACGTTTTTGGCTTTACCAAATAAATCACCAAGGCTCTCATTATACATTCTTGTTGCATCTCTAGCACTTAAAGTACCTAGTCTTACGGCTGAAAATACTCCAGCCATTTCAGATATCTTTAATTTGCTTTCCGATGTTTTTTCAGTAAATTTAGTAACGGTTTCCGTTGCCTTCTTTACATTCATATCAAAATATGTAATAGCAGCAACTAATGCAGAAAATCCAAAATATGCAGCACCAGTACCAGTAGCCAACGAACCAAATAATGCAGGTAAGTTATTTTGAATACCTCTAAATCCATAAGGTAAATCTTGAATAATTAAAGCTAAATTAGTCCATTGTTGATTTGTTTTTTTAAGACTAGTACCTGCTTGTTGCATCTTATCGGAAGTCTTATCTATGCCATCTCCTAATTTCTTTAATTGTTCTCCAGTTTCTTTAGAAGTAGTTTCAATCCCTCTTAGGTATTCAGCAAATTTCTTAGCTGATGCAGGAACATTTCCTAAATCAAAGTCGAACTCAATTTTAACCATCTGATTATCTGCCATTATCCTATAAGTTTATATATGTCCATATTTTTTAAGTACCGCCTTTAATTCATCTTCTTCCATTACTCTAGGCTTTACAAAGTTACGAATATCGCAATCTAACTCTATTAGATCTTCAGGTTTAACTTTTTTACCTTTAGGTAATTGAATGTTAATTAAGACTGTTGTCTGCCATCTAATCTTAATCCATTTCTGTTCTTCTTCGTGTCTTTGACCATACCACACAAAATCTAACTCAGCCATCGTCATCTCCCAAAACAAATGGGGAAGCACTTTGCACTCCCCCATTGTATATTTCTCTATGTCAATCCACTCTAATTTTTTTTTACTCCATCCTTTTTACTTGACTTTGTTGGGGCTGCTTCTATACCGCTTTGCATACTTTCTGATAATGCTGTCATCACCTCTTGAAACTTTGTGCTTCCCATACCTCCCATATCATCTACCCAATCACACACCTCTATTTCAGTAAAGGATGGTGTTATACCTTGTGAGTATAATGGGTATTCAGCAGCAGCCTTCAGTAAGTTTATTATAGCATCTAAAGAAGCTTGTCCACTTAAAGCCTCTCCTATTTCAGAAGGCCCTATGCCTTGTAATTGACAGAATCTTTTAAGACTCCACGTACAAAAACGCATCGGTATCTTCTTTCCATCGGAAAGAGTTAATTCAAATTGTCCTCTCATTTTGGTTTATTTTTGGTTGGTTATTATGAGTTGGTAGCGATAGTTAATGCTCCTGTTCCTTTAAAAGAAACTGAGTAAGTAACTGGATTCTCCATATCAGCAGTCATATCTACGCTCTCGATAAATGCTTGACCTGAATAAATCACATCACCTGTAACTGGAGTTACACCATCTACTGTACCATTATTTACTGTTGTAAATTTAACTAAAACTGAAGTTCTAGCGATTGCTAAAGCATTTAATTCTGCTGTAGTTACATAAGTAGCAACTGTACCAGGTACTACTGTAGCTAAACCATCAGTTGTTAAAGACCAAGATTTTTGTCCACCAATCTCATCAGCCCATCCTAAACTTTGTTTAGTAGAAGCATCAGGAGTATCGATAGCTAAACTTAATGAACAAGAAGTAGCAAATCCTATTACCTCCGTTCCGATTAGAACCACTAATGAGGTTCCGTTAAATACACTTGTTGTCGGCATTTTATTTTATTTTTATTTTATGTTAATTGATTCACGAAATGATCCATTGTTATCACCCTTCTGAAAACATAAGCTTCATTCACATAGTCAAAGGTAGCAATATTAGAGCTAACCCTTCTAGTTACTATCTTAAAATCAGGTGCCGTATTTGGGTAGTTAGGAGGATTAACTCCTACAATTTCTAGAAATGCATTAGTATATGTATCTACTGATTTCTGCCCTACTTCACCTGCTTTAAAAGTCCTATAAACTATGTCAAATTGAATACTAACGTCAAAACCGAAGCTTTGTTTATTACTATTCTCTGCTTGTGTTTGACTACTGATAATCAAATAAGGTGGTTCTACTGTGTCAGGTGCTATGGTATCATAAACACTCAATGAGTAAGAAGCCGCTGTAAGCTTATCTATATAAGCCTTCCTTAATGTATATCCGCAGTCCTTCATTTTTTACAAATTTAACGAAATATATTTATATCCTAATTTTCTTAATCTTGTTAACCATCTTACCTAAAACCTCGCTATATGAATTAAACATATATGGTCTATATGGCATTCCTATAAACTTTTTATTCTTCTTAAAAGATAAGGCATATCCTTCTAAATCTGTCATATTAATATTTGGATAAACAGGTATTCCAAATCCAAAATCTCCTGTTCCAAACTCTACATAAGCAGCATATCTTGTATCGGCATAAACAGAGGCTCCTATACCTTGCGTATATAAATTATACCCTATAGAATTTTTTAGCAACCCAGTTTTAACTGGAACCTTGGCCTTAGCTGCATTAGATATTTCCTTAACTGAATCATTTATAATCTTAGTAGACTCTTCAGCTACTTTCTTAGGAGCATTATTAATTTTTCTAATAATGGCATCTACACCAGTAATCTTAGCATTAAAAGTAGCCATTACTTAAGAGTTGAACAACCGATTAAATAATATTGATTTAAGTCACCTTCGTTTATAATAGAATTAATTAAGTAAGTCCTTGACTTCCAAGTAATTACAAGAGCTTGAGTAAATGTTTTGCCTGTTGTATATCTAATTCTAAAAGTAATTGCATCACTCAAGCTGTCTCTACTAGTTATATTAGTCTTAGAATCGCTATTAGAGACTATTTCAGCCCAGCAAACATAATAAGATACTAAAGTGTTCACAAAGCCACCAGCACTATCAGAAACGCTTGTTTTGCTGTTAAAGGTTATTCTGTTTCTAAGTTTTCCAATCATTAGATAAATATGTTAATTCTTTTGAATGGTTTCATTAATTCGTAAGCTGTAACTACGTTGCTGTTAGGCTTAGTAGACTCAACGCTAGATTCTCTGTATTCGTACAAATCAGATAGCAATTTGAAAACTGCTGTTCTCATAGAGCTAGGAGGCTCACAATAGCCACAATTATAGGTAAATCTATATTCCATTGAAGGATAATATAAAGTAGATATTTTCTTATAGTTAATACCTATAACAGTATAACTACCATCTTCTAAGGTCACCCAATCTTGGCCATCAAAATACTCTACGCTTAATATCGTAGAAATAGGCACATAAGGAAGTTCTATTAAATCATCTACATAAGCTATAACTTGTAGAGTTCTTTCGGTCATAGCAACTCCAGCGTACTGTTCTAGTCTAACTCTTGCACTTGTAATTAAAGCCTCTATTAAAGTATCATCTTCTGAGTAATCTACCCTAAGATAGTTCTTTGCTTCAGAAAGTGTTATTGGTTCTGATATAATCTCGGATAAAACCGCCACATCTCTTAGTATCTGCATTATGCTAATTTTTACAAAAATAGTTAAAATTTAGTGTAAACAAAAAGGGATAGCTTTCTAGGCTATCCCTTGTATTGTAAATCTAATTAAAGATTAAGCAACGTTACCGAAATCACCATAAATAAACGCACCAGCGTAATAGATAGGTAAAGCGATACGAGCTTCAACTCTTACAGTAATCATATTCTTAGTAAAGTTGTCAGCATCAAATTCAGAGAATTGAACTGAGATACCTTGATTCTGCATAATTTGAGCACCCATAGACCAGTCACCTACTACAAACTTATCTACTGCGATTGCAGTTGATTTGTAAAGAGGGATACCAGCGATAGATACACTACCATCAGTAGTAACAACTGTAGAAGCAGGTAAAGAGTACGCAGAACCAGAGTTCTTAGTGTTCATAATAGCAGCC